GGATCCCACTCGCGCCACATCATCAAAAGTTGATCAGGAATCTCCGGTGGGCTGTGCCAATCAGCACCGGCCCAGGTGTAAGGATTGCCCGTGTCCGGGTGAATCGAGGGCGGCAGCACGTCCTGCACCGAGCCCGCGCGCAGTTCAAACACCACCTCGGTCTTGCGCGGATCGCCATCCACCGGCCAACTGATCTTGCGCGTGGTCAGCATTTCCCCGGCAGGCGCATGAAACAAAACCTTGCCCCGATCCGGGCGCCCAACAATCCGCGGGGCCGACGCAAGGATTGCGTCAAGGTCGATGTTCATGGCCTCCATGATCATCCGCGTGTTGGCCATGTGGTCAATGTCCAGCGCAACCGTGCCGCTCAGGCTGTGCAGCACCCCGATGTTGTGGGTCGGGTGGTCCGCCCAGTGCGATGGGCTGGTGGGCTGGGTCGACCAGCCGAATGTCGTGGGAGCCTTGCTGCCGGCCGGAATGGCAACAAGCGCCCATCCAGCATCCGCATAGGCCAAGGCCATGGCGTGCGTGTCACTCATGGCCTTCAACCTCCGCCAGCACATCCCGAAACGCACTCTCAAGGAACTTCCAGTCGCCAAGCGTACTCGTGGGCCCACCGTCAACGGTCAGGCTTGCGCGCCACTTCTGCTTGGCCGGAAGCCACTCAAGGGCAACCACGGCCTTCTTGTCGGGATGGGGCGGAGCGTGTAAAAGCTTCTTCATCGAAGCGATCCTCTTCCAGGTTGGGTTTCGATCACGGGCCAGGCTGTTTGCGCAGCGCTGGCCCAAATTCATCCATAGGTCAAAGTTCGTGGCCGGGCAAGCGACAAAGGGTTTGAACTTAGTCGGGCCCGAAAATCTCGGACCCCGAATTTTGCAGGTTTAGTAAAATTTAATGGCTGACGATCAAACAAGGTCGACCGCAGAACCCCAGTGAAACAAGGGGTCTGAGGCCTCTCTATATATTAAGGGGTTTTTTCTTTCTAAACTATAAGAGGGTAGGCAGTCACTTCCTACCGTGAGGGTCCCTAGAGGGTTCCCGGTTTTTATGATTAATGACCGCCCTTGACGCGACCCACCAAGCGCAGGCATGTTGGGGCATGCGACCTCCCTCGCGGCACCTCAGCCCAGGCCCAAGCGCCTGGGCGCCCTTTTCCCCCGGATGAGAACCACACCCATGAACAGGTCCGACATCCTTGATACTGCGAAGGCATACATCACCGTCGATAGGGCGGCCGTACACGGCAACGCCGAGAATACCTTTGGCGAGATAGCGCAGGCATGGAGCTGGTGGCTGGGCGGCCGCCTCAGCGCGCCTGTGACGGCATACGATGTTGGGATGATGATGGCCCTGTTCAAACTGGCAAGAGCGAAGGGAAACCCAAGCCACATGGACTCGATTGTGGATGGAGCAGGATACCTCGCCCTGGCCGGCGAAATGGCACCCTCGACTGCCTGACCGATTTCCTGTAAGGTGCAAACTCAATCCACCGGCCGCATGGTCGAGATGAGAGGCGAGATGAATCCATTTCCCGCGTATAAAACTGTTTCTGTCGGAAAATTGGTGCCTTACGCCAGAAACAGCCGCACACATTCGCCGCAGCAGGTGGACAAAATCGCCGCCAGCATCCGCGAGTTTGGCTTCCTGAACCCCATCATCGTGGACGGCGAGAACGGCATCATCGCAGGCCACGGGCGCGTCATGGCAGCCCAAAAGCTTGGCCTGTCTGATCTGCCGGTCATCGAGGCATCGCACCTCACCGAGGCCCAGCGCCGCGCCTACGTCATCGCGGACAACCGCTTGGCGCTTGACGCCGGGTGGGACAACGATCTGCTGAAGGTCGAACTGCAGGATCTCGACAGCCAAGGCTTTGAACTGACGCTGACGGGGTTTGAGTTGGGCGAGATCGGCAATCTGCTGGCCGAACCCGCCGAGGGCCTGACCGACGACGACGCGGTGCCGGAAGTGCCTGCCGTCCCGGTGACGGTCGAGGGCGACGTGTGGCTGCTTGGACGGCATCGGCTGATGTGCGATGACAGCACCAGCATCGATGCGGTGGACAAGCTGATGGCGGGGCGGAAGGCCGACATGGTCTTCACTTCGCCGCCCTACAACGCAGACGCAAAAGCCGGGCAGGGCGACATCTTCAACAAGAAGAAAAGCGTTAAACTTTACGCGGATGGATATTCCGACAAGCTGCCATCGCAAGAGTATGTTGATTTCGCAGCCTCTGTCCTTGAAATATGCTTTGCCGTGACGGACGGCTTTATCTTTTGGAATGTTAGCTACAACGCAAAGTCGCGGTTCGAATACATTCAGCAAATATCCAACCGGCTTCCGTATCTTGTGGAGCAGGTTTGCTGGAAAAAAAGCAGCACCATACCGTTCAAGGGTTCCTTGATGCGCGATTGGGAGCCGATTTATGTGTCCTCGACGAACAAGCAGCCCGTTGCAGTGAAAGAGGTCACAAGCAATTTCTGGCAGGTGAGCAACACGGGAGCGCAGGCTGAAAACCACAAGGCGTGCTTCCCTGTCGAATTGCCGCAGCGGGGCATTGGCATCGTGGCAAAGAATACGGGTGTGGTTTTTGAACCGTTTGGCGGGTCTGGAACGACTGCCATCGCTTGCGAGAAAACAGACCGCGATTGCTACATGATGGAACTCGACCCGAAATACTGCGACGTCATCATCACCCGCTGGCAGGACTTCACGGGGCAGACGGCAACGCTTGAGGCGACCGGCCAGACGTTTGCAGAACTCAAGCAGAAGCGCGAGGCCGCATAATGCCGTCAGTCCCACCAGATCGCACGCACAACCCGACCGACACGCAGCGCCAGCTTGTGCAACTGCACGCCACCATCGGCACGCAGCAGGCGGTCATCGCCGACATCATCGGCATCGACGCCAAGACGCTTCGCAAGCACTACCGCGAAGAACTTGATCAAAGTATGGCCAAGGCAAATGCCCAGATTGGCGGCGCGCTGTTCAACAAAGCCAAAGGCGGCGACACCACCGCGATGATCTTCTGGATGAAAACCCGCGCGGGTTGGCGTGAGAAGCAGGAAGTTGATGTTACTTCTTCCGACGGCAGCATGACGCCGCAGGTGGTCGAGCGGATCATCATCCAAGCCAAAGCCGCGGATGGCTAAGAACAGGCTCAGGATCCCGACGGCGGCGTGCTTCATGCCGCTGCTGGAGCCAGCCCGATACAAGGGCGCGTGGGGCGGCCGTGGAAGTGGCAAGTCCCGTTTCTTCGCCGGATTGCTGGTCGAGGAGCACTTGCGCTTCCCTGGTCATCGCAGCGTGTGCATCCGCGAAGTGCAGAAGTCCCTGAAGCAGTCGGCCAAGAAGCTGATCGAGGACACGATCCAGACCTACAACCTCGGCGAGGCGCAGGGCTTCAAGGTGTTTCGCGAGGTCATCGAGACGCCGGGCGACGGGCTGATCATCTTCCAGGGGATGCAGGATCACACGGCCGACAGCGTGAAGTCCCTGGAGGGCTTCGATCGGGCCTGGGTCGAGGAAGCCCAATCTCTGTCCGACCGTTCGCTGTCGCTCCTGCGGCCCACGATCCGCGCCGAGAAGTCCGAACTTTGGTTTAGCTGGAACCCGTCCCGGCCGACCGATCCGATCGATCAGCTTCTGCGCGGGCCCATCCTGCCGTCTGGGGCCGCTGTCGTGCGCGCCAACTGGTCTGACAACCCGTGGTTCCCCGACGTTCTGGAGGGAGAGCGCAAGGACTGCCTGGGCAACCAGCCGGAGCGGTACGGCCACATCTGGGAGGGCGAGTATGCGACCGTCCTTGAGGGCGCCTACTACGCCAAGCACCTGACCGAGGCACAGCTTGAACGGCGCATCGGCTTCGTCGCCCGCGATCCGCTGATGAAGGTCTACGCATTCTGGGACATCGGCGGCACGTCATCCAAGTCCGACGCGACTGCGATATGGGTGGTGCAGTTCGTCGGCTCCGAGGTGCGCGTGCTGAACTACTACGAGGCCGTGGGGCAGCCCTTCGAGGCCCATGTGAACTGGCTGCGGTCTGAGGGCTACGAGGAGGCGGTCAGCGTCCTGCCGCACGACGGGCGCAAGCACGACCAGGTCTACGCCGTGACGCCCATGTCGTACCTGCAGGAAGTTGGCTTCGTGGTTGAACTGGTGCGGAACCAGGGCGCGGGCGCGGCATTGCAGCGGATCGATGCGACCCGCAGGCTGTTCCCCTCGATCAGGTTCAACGAGGTCACGACCAAGGGCGGACGCGATGCGCTGGGCTGGTATCACGAAAAACGTGATGAGGCCCGCGGCATCGGGCTCGGGCCGGAGCACGACTTTGCGTCGCACGCGGCTGACGCGTTCGGCATGATGGCGGTCTACAAGGCGACCACGATGGCGTCGCAAGACACTTGGGACAAGCCCCTGCGCAGAAACCTTAAAGGAGTCCTTTAGCGCACGCTTTTCGTCTGCTTGGCTTTGTGCTAGGGTAGCGGCAACGAAGGGGCGGCTATGGGCATTCTTGACTACTTCACGCCGGAAGCGCGACGTGGCAATCGTGAATGGCTGGACAGCCAGAACGCCGCCATTTCCGAAGCCCTACGCTATTACCTCGGGCCGACGGGGATCCCGGAGCGGCTTGGCCTGTTGGCCGAAAGCACGCCGACGGCTGGCCTTGAGCGCGCTGGCACTGAGTCATCCCGCATGTTCGCACCTGGGCTGTCTGGCTGGGACCGCATGGCAGCGGCTGGCAACATGCTCTCAGAGACTGCAGGAGCGGGCGCTGGGCTGCTTGGGATGCCGGCGGCGGGTAGGATGGCGGACGATCTGGTTGAGGCTGCAGCGCCGGCTGTGAGGCGGTTTGGTGGCGACGAGTTTGGTGGGGTGCCGGTTCCTGGTTCTGTGCGGACCCAAAAGGTCGGAAACACCACTGTTCAATTCTCGATTGCGGACGACGGAACTGCAGAAATTTACTCGGTTCGCACCCCTAAAGACAAGCGCGGCGGCGGGTCGGCGCGGTCTGCGATGGAAGCGATCTTGCCGCAACTTCGTGATGAGGGGGCCACTTCCGTGAAGTTGGTTTCATCCCCGCTTGATGCGAAGACAAACCCGGCGCGGCTCAAGGGTTTCTATGAAAGTCTTGGGTTCCAGGGCACGGGAGAGACTGCGAACATTGCCGGCGACCCGATAATGAGAATGGACTTGCCGCAAAGAACCGACGCAGCCGCCCAGCAGGGCAGCGAGATCATCAATCTCTTGCGTTCAGGCCGCGCCGGTGAAGTAACCGAGCAAATGCTGGACATGGGCGATCCGGTGCTGAACGCACGGTTGAGCGAATATCTTTACAGCAATTACGACCTGCCGATGGACGCCGCCAGCCGGATGGGTCGGGCAACAGAAATGGGCGCGATAGACGAATACCACGGGACGACAACCGGCGGGGACATGCGATACCCGAGTTCGCGGTACGGCTTCGGATCGCGTGAAAGATCTGGTTTTTTCACGTCTGATAGCCCCTACATGGCAAGCACATATGCCGACCCGCTGTACGGGTCAGTGCTTCCCATGATGAACGCCACCCCGCCTAGTGGGCTGTCGCTATTGGATGCGGGCGGCGAAATTTGGAGCCAAATACCTGGCGACACTATCGTGAGACGCGGCGCAGACGAGTTTCCAGTATCCTCCTACGCGCAGGGAGGGGCCGATGTCGGCGGCGTATACAGCACCAACCAGATTGCGCGCGGCGCGAACCTTGAGGGGGACGGCGGCGTTCGGTTTGAAAATCTAATTGACCGCGGTATGCACATACCGCGCCTGCGCGATGACCCATCACTAATGATTGAGTTTCAGTCGCGTGCATCTCAACCGTCTACGGTAACTACGCGCCAAGACACCCGCGGGATGCGTTCCCGCTTCGCCCGTTTCGACCCGCGCCTGTCCCACTTGCGCGACCTCAATGCGGCGCTGGCCGCCGGCGTCCCGCTCGGCCTTCTCGCCATGCAACCAGGTCAGGAACCACAATGAAGAAGTCCAAAGTCTCCCGCACCATGTCAGAGTTCAAAAAGGGCACGCTGCACGCCGGCATTGACCCGAAGGGGCCGAAGAAGGCGCCGATCGTCAAGTCGCGCAAGCAGGCGATCGCCATCGCGCTAAGCCAGGCAGGAAAGGCTAAGAAATGAAAGCCCCAGTATTCAAGCCGTGCAAGGGATGCCCGAACCCGACCAAGTGCAAAGCCATGGGCAAGTGCATGATGAAGGGCAAGAAGTGAAAACCCCGACCTGGCAGCGGGCGGAAGGCAAGGCCAAGTCCGGCGGCCTGAACGCCAAGGGGCGGGCGTCCGCCAAGGCCGAGGGCATGAACCTGAAGCCGCCGGTGAAGGCTGGCGACAATCCGCGCCGTGCGTCCTTCCTCGCACGCATGGGCGGCATGCCGGGGCCGGAGAAAGACGAAAAGGGCGAACCCACGCGCCTGCTGAAATCTCTGCAGGCGTGGGGCGCGTCCAGCAAGCCCGACGCGAAGGCTAAAGCCAAGGCCATTTCGGCCCGCAATGAGGCGAAGAAGAAATGAGCATCACCAACTTCGGCACGCTGAAGACGGCCATCGCGGACACGCTTAACAGGCAGGATCTAACCTCGGTCATCCCCACGTTCGTCTCGCTGGCCCAAGCGCAATTCAACCGCAAGATCCGCTCGCACCGCCAGATCACGCGGGGCAGCCTAACGATCGACGCGCAGTTCGAGGCCTTGCCGGCCGACTGGCTGGAAACGATCCGCATCACGATGGACGCCAACCCGATCCGGGTGCTGACGCAGATCAGCATGGACGACCTGACGCGGTATCGCACAGCCATCGACAACACGACGGACGCGCCCGTTTACTTCGCCCACAACGGGACCGACATCGAGTTGTTCCCGACGCCCAGCACGTCCTTTACGGGTGAGATTACCTATTACGCCAAGATCACGGCACTGTCGGCGGACGCAGACACCAACTGGCTGTTGACCAATAACCCGGATGTTTATCTTTATGGATCTTTAGTGCATACTGCACCGTACCTTAAGGATGATGCGCGCATTGCTCTGTGGGCCGGTCTGCTGGCCCAGGCGATGGACGAAATCGAAGATGAAACCGCCGCGGCCCGGTTTGGTTCCCCGTTGCGTATGAGGATGCGATAATGGCTGACACAACCACAACGACGTACTCCCTGGTCAAGCCGGAGGTTGGAGCCTCTGCTGACACATGGGGAGGTAAAATCAATACCAACCTCGACAGCTTGGACGACCTGCTCGACGGCACGACCGCAATCAAGCCGAACCTATCGGAAGGGCTGTGGGAGATCGGCGGGGTGGCGGTGACGGCCACGGCTGCTGAGTTGAACGTGCTGGACGGGGTGACGGCCAGCACAGCCGAGTTGAACATCCTCGACGGGGTCACTTTGACGGCGGCTCAGATCAACGTGTCAAATACTGACCCGAACTCCGAAAACCGCATCATCAACGGCGATTTTGGCATCTGGCAGAGGGCTACAAGCAGCACTTCGGCCGGATATGTCGCAGCGGATCGTTGGGTAAACTCACTATCCGGCGGCACTGTCACGCAGTCTCGACAGTCTTTCGCGCTAGGTGACGCGCTTGGAGCCACTCAGCCAGCATTCTATTTGCGCCAAACTGTCAGCGGGCAAACTCTAGCCTCGCAGTTTGCGCAGACAGTCCAAAGAATTGAAAATGTTCGTTCTTATGCGGGGCAAACCGTTACCGTCTTGGGCTGGACTCGCCGGTCGTCGGGCACAGGGAACATGGCGATTGACGCCACACAATCTTTTGGCACGGGCGGATCGCCCAGCGCGCTTGTGTCAGGTATTAGCCCTACGTCCATCACTCTTACAGGATCGTGGGCACCTTTCGCGGCGGTGCTTACATTCCCGTCTATCTCAGGCAAGACGCTAGGCGCCAATTCTGATGACAGTGCGGTCATTAACTTTTGGGCATCGGCAGGATCCGACTTCAACGCCCGCACCAACTCCCTCGGCCTGCAGACTATCGGCGTGGACCTGTGGGGCATCCACACCCGCGTTGGTACATGGGCCGCAGCGGATGCAGCACTCTACCGGCCCCGCGACATTGGGACCGAGCTGACGTTGTGCCAGCGGTATTATGAAGTATTTAGCGCCACTGCTGGCATCAACGGGTCGTACATCAACGGGTACAGTTTCCCTGTTACAAAGCGCGTTCCCCCCACAATAACCGTAATTTCTGGTTCGCTTGCCGGGTCTACATGGCAAGCAGATCAAAACCGCTTCGTGCAGATCAACAACTCGTCTGGCGCAAGCGGCGTTGGTTTTGGTTTCGATGCGGAATTGTGATGGCCGGTATGTTTGCAAAAGTTAGGTTTTGACGGATGGCCGACGAACAACGCCTTGAGCGCATGGAAAACAAGATTGACGAATTGACCAAAGTGGTCACGTCGATGGCCCGCATTGAGGAGCGGATGATCACGCTGTTCAAGCGCATGGAGATGTACGAGTTCCGGCACGACAATCTGGATGGCCGGATCGGCGAGGTTGAGAAAACCGTCACCAAGACGGGCGTGGTGGACCAAGTGCTGGAAAAGGGCTTCTGGGTCGTCGTCGGCGGGGGCATTGCCTTCGTCGTCAAGGTGTTTGGAGAGTGACATGCGCCCGCTGAACGAGATCATTGTTCACTGCACGGCCACCAGGCCCGACTGGTGGTCAACGCGCACGACGGCGCAGAAGGTGGCCGAGGTAAAGCGGTGGCACGTTCAGGATCGAGGCTGGTCCGACATAGGATATCATTTCCTGATCGACCGTGACGGCAAGGTTGTCGCGGGACGACCACTGCAGACGGTTGGGGCGCACACGCAGGGGCACAACACCGGCACGATCGGCATCAGCCTGTTCGGCGGCCATGGGTCATCCGCCACGGATGCATTCGCCGAGCACTACACGCCGCAGCAGGACAAGGCGCTGCGGGATCTGATCGCGCACCTGAAAACCAACTACCCGACGATCACCAAGGTCAGCGGCCACAATGAGTATGCCGCCAAGGCCTGCCCTGGGTTCAATGTGCCGAAGTGGTACGGGGCCCGGTCAACCAGCCCGTCGCGCATGTCGCGCCTGGCTGCATTCCTCAAAGGAGAATCGAAATGACGCATGAACAGTTCGGCGGCATTGTCCGCGCGCTGGTGGCCGCTGCAGGGGGCTACTTCGTCGGGCAGGGCCTCGTGGATGCCGAAACCATGATGACCGTGGGCGGGGCCATTACGACGCTCGCAGTGGCCGTCTGGTCGATCTATTCGAAAAAGAAGGTATGATCGAATTGCTGACCATCACGGTTGTCCTGATCGTGATGGTCGTCCTGTTCGCCGTGGCCACAGGTCGGCGATCGGGCGGCAATGCCAAGGATAAGATTGAGGCCATCCGCGCGGCCGAGGAGGTCAAGAATGAAATTGAGGCCCTTCCTTCTGATGCTCTGCGTGATCGGGCTCGGACCTGGGTGCGCAAGCCCAAGGGGTGACTTCTGCGACATCGCCGACCCAATATACTTTGGGCGCGATGATGTGGTAGACTGGCTTTCAGCAAACGATGAACCGCTCCTGCGCAGCATCGTCACACACAACAGTCTGGTCGAAACATGCCCTTAGTCCCGCTACAGCTTCCGCCCGGCGTATACCGCAACGGCACAGACCTGCAGAGTGCGGGCCGCTGGCGTGACGCATCTCTGGTGCGGTGGACTGACGGCACCATGCGCCCGGTTGGCGGGTGGCTGACGCGTGTCACCGTGACGGACCAGCCGTTGCGTGGGGCGCTGGCCTGGCGCGACCTTGGCGGCGATCGGTGGTTTGCCGCGGGCAGCCACTTGGGTCTGTTTGTGGGTTTGGCCAGCAACACGATTACAAACATCACGCCGGGGTCGTTCGTCGGCGGAACCAAGGACGCGGCGGTCAACATCGGGTATGGCGGTGGGTTTTACGGCACGGCGGCCTACGGCATCACGCGACCGGACACGGGGAACTACAGCCTAGTCTCAACGTGGTCGCTGGACACCTGGGGCGAATACCTCGTTGCGTGCAATGCGTATGACGGCCGCCTGCTGGAATGGCAGCTAAACACGGCCAACGATGCCGTGGCGATCACCAACGCGCCCACGGGCTGCGATGGCCTGATGGTGACGGAGGAGCGGTTCCTGTTCGCCTTCGGGCCGGGCGGGAACTTCCGCCGCGTGCAATGGTCCGACCGCGAGGACAACACGACGTGGGCCCCGTTGGCCACGAACGAAGCTGGCGACATTGAGTTGCAGACGTCGGGCCAGATCATGCTTGGCATCAGGACGCGCGGGCAAGCCCTGATCCTTACCGACCAAGACGCGCACACGGCCACCTACCAAGGGCCGCCTTTCGTCTATGGGTTTGAGCGCGTGGGATCGTCCTGCGGCGCGGTATCCCGCCTGTGTGCGGCTGCGGTGGACAATGGCGTGTTTTGGATGGGACCGGGCGGCTTCCACACATACTCCGGCAGCGCGGTCCAAGACCTGCCCTGCGATGTGGCGGATTACGTCTTCGGCGACATCAACCTGACGCAAATTTCAAAAGTAGCAGCCGTGGCCAACGCGCGGTTCAATGAGATTTGGTGGTTCTACCCGTCGAGTGGCAGCATCGAAAACGACCGATACGTCACCTACAACTATCAGGAGCAGCATTGGAGCACGGGCATGCTGGCCCGCACCAGCGGCGTTGACGTGGGCATATTCTCCACACCGATCTGGATGACGCCCGCAGGCTTGGCCGTGAACCATGAAATCGGCAATCAGACGGGCGGGGCTGAGGTCTACGCCGAGAGCGGGCCGGTCCAGATCGCAACTGGCGATAACGTCATGAGCGCGCTGATGCTCATCCCGGACGAGAAAACGCAAGGCCAAGTCACCACGACATTCCGCACCCGTTTCCACCCGAACGACACCGAACGCACCTACGGGCCGTATTCGATGGCAAACCCGACCGACCTGCGCTTCACGGGTCGGCAGGTATCGATGCGCGTCACGGGCGATCAGAATACAGACTGGCGGTGGGGCGTGCCGCGCGTTGACGTTCGCCAGGGTGGCCTGCGGTGAGGTTTGGCGTCCCGCCAGTCGGGAACGATGCGCTCTCGTGGGCGAATGACCTGCGCCGCTGGCTGGCGCGGACGTGGGATAACCTGACGTTCAAGGACGCGGACGCCTCGGCATCGCAAGACGGAACGATACTGTGGGATCCGACGGGCGGCTACCCTGTGGTGTCCAAGAACAACGTGTGGCGGCAGGTCTTGCTGGCGGATGGGTACGCCATCTTCGGGCAGGATGTTGACGTAACGGCGGCCGTGGCCGACACGGCGTACAAGGTTCCGCTGGACAACATCGCATCGCAGGGCATCACGCTGACGGGCTCGCCGCTGACGGATATCACCTTTGCCGAGGGTGGGCTGTACGAACTTTCCTTCGCCGTGCAGATCAGTTCAACGTCAGGTTCGACCACTACATTCAGATTTTGGCCACGCCTCAACGGGTCAGACGTGCCGGGCAGTACGATCGTCGCCAGCCTGCACCAGAACGACGCCACAACCGTTGTGTCCCGCACGTCGATCTTTACCGTATCGGCGGGAGATGTGTTGAACGTCATGTGGGCGGTAAATCGGGTTCAGGGTTATCTCCACGCGCAACCGGCGACAGCCTACGCGCCCGTAGCCCCGTCGGTCACCCTCAATATCGTGAGGGTGCAGGGGTGACGGTGAACCAGAAGCAAATTCAGGGCTGGATCGAGTCCGCGCTGGAATACAGCGGCGGCACACATGTCTACCAAGACATCGTTGACGCGATCGGCGAAGGCCGCATGCAGTTGTGGCTTTCCGAAAGGGGGTGCGCTGTCACTGAAATTGTGGTATTTCCTCGAAAGAAGGTGCTCCACGTTTTCTTGGCGGCGGGCGAAATGGATCAACTGTTTGACATGATTGACGACGCAACAAAGTGGGCCAAGGAACGCGGCTGCACGGCAATGACACTTGCTGGGAGGCCCGGCTGGCAGCGCGCGATGAAGCCATTGGGCTTCGTGCCGACGTTGGTCACGATGGAAAAGGATTTCTGATATGGCTGGTGGTGGTGGCAAGGGCGGCAGCACATCGACTGAGGTAAGCATCCCCGCATGGTTGGAGGATGCTGCAAAAAGTGGATTGGCGCGCGGTACACAGGCGGCTGGCATCGGGTTTGCTCCGTATCAGGGGGCCGACGTGGCTGCCCTGACGCCGCTGCAAGAGGCCGCCATGTTCAACACTAGCCAAGCCTCGTCTGCTTTTGGTTTGGGTCCGTCCCCAGCCCCCAGCGCAGGCATGCCCACGGTCCAGACCTTCGCAGACGGGACGCGTGGATACAGCGCATTCCCGCTCTACGAGCAGGCGGTGAATGCGTTGAAGGTGCGAGATCCGGCGCAGTACGCTAAGCTGACGGCACCGTTTGACGGCGGCGGCCAGTTCGGCATCACCAGCATGCCGATGGGCGGCGCACCGCAATCTTACGGCCAACCCATGCGCGAGGGCGGCCCCCAAGGGTCTGCGGCTTCGCGCAATACGTCATTCGATACATACAGCACGCCAGCAGCAGCAGCAGCGCGGGCAGCAGCGAATGGAGTAACGGCGGCGAACAGGCCAAAGGCGTCTCCGGTCGCTAAGACCGTGCCGACAAAACCGGCGAGCAAACCAGCGGAAAAAAAGAGCGCGCCATCGCGTGGCGGCGTGGGACGGAGATAAATCATGGCAGGCGCAGCACGACCACAGCAAGTCCAGCCGCAGCCCATGGGCGCGGGCCAGCAGAACGTTTACCAGCAGGCCGCCGGGCAGTATAATGCCGCCGTAGCCGGCCCGAACATCGGTCAGTTCATGAACCCCTATACGTCCGAAGTGATCGGGCGCACCGGCATGGACATGGCCCGGCAGGCTCAAATGGCGCAGAACACGCTAGGTGCCGAGGCAACGCGGGCCGGCGCCTTTGGCGGATCTCGGCAGGGTGTAGCCCAAGGCACGATGCTGGGCGACTACGGGCGCGCGTTCGGCGACATTGCGGCGCAGCAGCGGCAGCAGGGCTTCAACACCGCACTGAGCGCGGCGCAGGCGCAGCAGGGCATCCAGTCTGGACTGGCGGGTCAGGGCTTTGGCTTCGGCCAGCAGATCGGGGCAACGCAGGCGCAAGAGGGCCAACGCCAGCAGGGCATGAACCAAGCGCTGATCGACGCGGCCAAGGGTCAATTTGGCGGGTTTACCGGCGCGCCGCAGGATGCTCTCAGCACGTATCTGGCGGCGTTGGGCGGTTCGCAAACTGGTCAGCAGACACAGACATCGACGCAGAAGCCCGGGCTGCTGCAGTATCTGTCGCTTGGGCTTGGGTTGCTCTGATGGCCATCACGATTGACGAACTGAGGCGCAATGTCTTCCCCGGCGAAAGCGGCGGGGACTACAACGCATTATTCGGATACGCCAATCGCCCGGGCGGCCAGTTCGCCAATACTCAACTGACCAACATGACCGTCGATCAGGCCCTGCAGTTTGCAAACCCGAGCGGGGAATATGGTCAAAGCGTCAAGGGCCAGATCGGCCGAGTGGCCACGCCGATGGGCGCATATCAGGTTGTCGGGGCGACCCTGCGGGGCGCCAAGGAGGGCCTTGGGCTCACTGGCAACGAAGTCATGACGCCCGAACTGCAAGACGCCATCGGGATGTGGATTTATCAGAACCAAGGCCCGGGCGCGTGGGAAGCATGGGGCAAGGGCGGATCATCCCCACAGCCAACCGCAAGCACCCCGTTCGGTCCCGGCACGCCCGCACCTATGGCGACGGCAGCCCAGTTCATGCCCACGCAACCCACTGACCCGTTCGAGGGCATGGGCCTGCTGTCGCGCCTTGCCGCCAGCCGTGGCATCGCGCAGGAAGCCGGTGGCGCGCCGCTGGCGAACCTTCTTAACATCATCACGCAAAAGAAAGACCCCCAGCTTGCCGATCTGGCAAAGCAGCGCGGCGGGTTTTTCGGTCTTTTGGGGGCGTAAATGGCAATTAATATGGAGGAACTCCTGCGAGCCTTCGGTCGGCCCAACGTGGTCGAGGTTGGTTCCGTTCCGCAGCCGCCAGCCACCCTGCCACAGCCCACCAGAGCGCCCGTGACGGCCCAAGCACCCATGCAAGCACCGCAGGCAGCCCAGCGGCCCCGTGGCCTTCTTGGTGGCTTCTTTGGCCCCGAGGGGCGCGACGCGAGATCACGCCTTGCCATCGGTCTTGAAGGCTTGGCGATGAACCCGAACCAGGCGCTGATTGGGCAGTTGCAGCAAGGCATCCAAAGCCGCGAGACGGCCGCACAAAGAAACGCCACGATTGAGTGGCTTTTGTCGCGTGGGCGGGATGACTTGGCTGCGGCTCTGGAAGCTGGAGCATCCCCGCAAGACGTGCTGGCCGAGGCCATGCGCCCCGCGGCGGCAGCCGAACGCGGCGTTGTGGTCGGCGGCAACGTCGTTGACCCAATCACTGGCGAAATCATCTACCAGGGCGAAGGCAAGGAACCGTCCCCGCAAACAGCCATTGCTAAGCTGGAGGCCGACCGGCGCTCCGGTCTGATCAATGAAGAGCAATATAAGGCTGGCCTGCAGGCTCTCGCCCCAACCGGAACGAGCGTTACGGTGGGCCCTGACGGGCAAGTGCAATTCACACAAGGCGTCGGCGTCGGCGGAACTGGTGCGCCTACGGTTGGGCAGGTCTACAACCCAAACGAAATTCAAAGCGTTATCGGGATGATTGACCAAATCGCAACGGACCCTAACCTTCCGAGCGTTGTGGGGCAAAAAGCTGTAATCTTGGGCGGCGGAAACAAGATTTCCGACATGAACATGACCCAACGACTTGCATACGGCCAAGAAGGTCTTGGTCTTATTGAGCGGATTGGACAACTTCAGAGCAACGCATGGCTGTCCGCCCGTCAAATGCTGAAGGGCGGCGGAGCAATCACCGATTACGAAAGCCAAAAAGCCGAAGCCGCAGTCGCTCGCCTTGAACGCCCGAAAAGCGAAGGAGAGTTCAAGCAGGCCCTCAAAGACCTGCGCGACGCCATTGTTGAGGGCGAAGCAAAGTTGCGCGCACAGCAAGGCGGTGCGCTTGCTCCTGCTGGCGGCATGCCGTCGGACGACGCTCTTCTGAACATGTACGGGGGCTGAAATGGCTGAATACGACCAGATCATGCAGGCCCTGCGAAATGCTCACGCGGCCGGTGATACGGCTGCGGCCCAGCGCCTGGCGCAAATGGCAAAAGCCGCGAAGCCATCTGAAAATGTCGTTATGAATACCAAAGACGGCGGGCGCGTTGTTCGCAGCCAATCCGGCGCGCTGTCTTTCGTTTCTCCGGCATATTCCACGTCTGACCCAGAGCAGATCAAGCGCATCATGGAAGGCGCGGGCGGGGCTGAAGTCTCGCGCGGCGGCATGCAAGAAAGCATCATCGCGCAAGCGCCAGTTTCTTCTAGGCTGACAAAGCTAGTCGAGGGAACGCCTGCCGTTGGGTCATATCTTGATGAATTGATTGGCGCGTTCGCTGGGCCGGAAGCAACGCAGGGCGTCCGCGCGCTTTCATCGGCGATGGAGGAAACCCGGCCAGGCCAGTCGCTCGGGTTGAACCTCGGCGGCGCGGCACTGGGCACGGCGGCAACGCTTGCCGCAACGCCGGCCCGCATCGCCACCGCATTGGTCCCCTCAACGTCCGCCCGCATGCTGCCGAGCATCGGCAAGGCCGCGCTAACCTCTGGCCTTCTTGGCGCAACCGAGGGGGCAATCTACGGTGCGGGCCAAGGCGAGGGCGCTGGGCGTGCAGAGACTGCCGGGACGGGTGCCTTGTTCGGCGGTCTTCTTGGTGGCGCGCTTGGTGGCGCTGCGCCGCTTGTTGCCGCCGGTGCAGAAAATGTCGCGGGCATCTTCCGGCGCAGCGACGTAGCAAAGATTGCGGTTGACCTCGGCATCTCTCGCGAGGCGGCAACTGTCATCAAAAACACCTTCGACCAAGGCGGCGACATTGCCGCTGCGCGTGCAGCGATTCAGCGCGCCGGATCTGAGGGCATGCTGGCCGACGCAGGTTTTGCGGCGCAGGCCCTGCTCGATGCTTCCGCAGCCACTGGCGGTCGGGCTGGGCAGGTTGCACGGGAAGCCGTTGAGGGGCGCATGACCCGCACGGGCGAGGCGCTGGACGCTACGCTGGACGCGACACTTGGAACTGCTCCGCTTGGACCCCGCACGGCGGTTAACGCCATTGCAGAGCGCACAGCGCCAGCCCGGGCCGAGGCATACGGATTAGCCTATCAGACCCCGATCAACTATGCCGCGCCGCAAGGTCGCAAGATCGAGGAAGTGCTAGGGCGGGTTGCGCCAGATGACTTGATCGCAGGCATCGTCGAGGCAAACAAGGAAATGCGTTCGCGTGGCATGGTCAATCAGCAGATTATGGCTGTGCTCGACGCCAACGGAAACGTGGAGTTTTTGCGCGAAATGCCGAACGTCCAGCAGTTGGACGAAGTCAAAAAGGCATTGCAGAAAATCGCATACGACAACACCGATGATTTCGGCCGCCTGACCGGGACGGGCCAACGTTATTCGCGCCTTGCAGGTGAGTTGCGCGATGCCGTCGGGGACGCCGTGCCAGACTATCGCACCGCTGTCTCGATCGGCGGTGACAAGCTGGCCGAAGAGCGGGCATTTATGCTGGGCCGCGATCTCCTTTCCGCCAGAACGGAAATTGAAGATATCGGTTTTGAACTTGGCAAGAACCCGTCTGCGGCTCAGGTCGAGGCTGCGAAGTCTGGCCTGCGGTCTCAAATCGCAAAGGTTCTGGGCGACGTTCGCGCCGTGCCTTCGGATATGAACCTTGACGCCCGCGAAGTGGTCAAGGCCGTCACGGACATGAGCAGCAGCAACGCCAGGGCCAAGATCCGCGCGCTGATGGGCGCCGAGGCCGACGCACTTTTGAAGCAAGTTGACGAAGCCGCACAGAGCGCAGTCGTGCGGACGGCTATGGCGACGAACTCCAAGACGGCCATTCGGGGTAGCATCAAGCAGACCGTGCAAGAAATGACGACCCCCGGCGTCTTGGGCCAAGCGATGGCCGGCGAGCCCATCAACTCGTCAAAGGCCCTGATCCAGGCCATCACTGGTCAGACCGAGGAATTTACTGCACAACAGCGGCAGCGTATCTTTGAGGATATCGCCAAGGCTTTGACGGAAAAGCGCGGGAACACGGCACTGGCGGCGCTTGATTACCTGGAGCAGGCAATGCGTGGTCAGCCGTTGACTGCGGCGCAAAATGAATTCCTTGCGCGCCAAATCGCGGGGACCACGATAATCGCTGGCGTGCCGGCGGCTCAAGAGGTGACTGGAAGATGAAACCGAAAAAGCTGACCCGCGACCAGATCCAGAACACAGTCAAGAACGCCATCATGGAGGCGGTCAGCTTCATTGAGGCCGAGATTGCTCCGGATCGTATCAGGGCGCAAAAGTATTTCGACGGTCAGGTTGACCTTGCATCGGAAGACGGCCGATCGGGCGTTGTGGCCACGAAGTGTCGGGACACCATCCGCGCGGTCAAGCCGTCGCTGATGCGGGTTTTCCTGCAGTCCGGCCGCCCGGTGGAGTTCATCCCGCGCAAGCCGCAGGCCGTGCAGGAAGCCGAGCAGAAGACAAATTACGCGGCCTATGTTTTCGAGCGCAACAACGGCTTTCAGATTCTGTCTGATGCCATCGACGATGCGCTGAAAAAGAAGGTCGGCATCTGGAAGGTTTACGTTGACGAGCCCGCCACCATCGAAATCGATGAATACAGCGACCTCACCGAAGATCAGGTTCAGTTGATCCGCATGGATTCCGAGATTGAAATCTTGGAAGAGGAAGTCACGCAGGAAGCCATCATTGATGAAATGGGCATGACCATCATGCCCGCGATGTATGACCTGAAGATCGCCAAGGAAACCCGCAGCAAAGAGATCCGCATCGACGCGGTGGCCCCGGAAGACTTCTTTGTGGACCGGAACGCATCCGGCATTCAGGACGCATACGTCTGCGGCCACAGCGCTGAGATGCGCGTGGGCGATGTGGTAGCTATGGGCTACGACTTTGAAGAAGTCTACGACATGGCCGGCACGACGGACGGCAGCGTTGACGAGGAAGAAGAACTTCAGCGCAAGGGCTGGGATGCCAGCGACACGGACGAGGACGCCAACGACCCGTCCATGCGCAAGATTACACTGACCGAAGCCTACATGAAGATGGACATCGAGGGCACGGGCATTCCCCGCCTTTACAAGTTCCTGTGCGGCGGCGGCAGCTATGAAATGCTTGACTACGAACTTTGCGACGAGATGCCGTTCGCCATTTTCGAAGTGGATCCGGAAGCGCATGCCTTTTTTGGCCGTTCGCTGGTGGAAATCATCATGGACGACCAGGACGCCGCCACAGCCCTGCTGCGTGGCCTGCTGGATAACATGTCCCTGATCAACAACCCGAGGATGGTCGTCAATTCCAAGCTTGTGAACATGGACGACGTGCTGAACAACGAAATCGGCGCGGTTATCCGCACGAGCGATGTCAGCGCCCTGCGTGAGATCACGATCGGCGGGATGGCGACCGGGCTGCTTCCGGCCATCACTTACTACGACGAGGCCATCAGGGCGAAGACAGGCGTCTCTGGGGCGGGCATGGGGCTTGATGCCAACGTCCTGCAGTCTCAGACCGCGCAAGGCGTGAATGCCGCTGTGCAGGCCGCTAATCAAGTCTCAGAGCTTATTGCGCGCCACCTGGCCGAAGGCGGCTTCAAGCAAGCGTTCAAGATCATCGTCAAACTGGCAAAGCAGCACATCGGCGGCCAGGAGATGATGCGCGTGAACGGCGAGTTTGTGCCCGTCGATCCGAGGTCGTGGTCTGCCGACGCTGATCTGATGGTGAACGTCGGCATCGGGACGAACAAGCACGAAGAAAAGGCGATGGTCCTGCGCGAAACGCTGCAGACGCAGATGGGTATCTGGCAGGCTTACGGGCCGCAGAACAACATTGTGAGCATGACCAACATCCGCAACACGCTGGCCGACATTTTGCGTCACGGTGGCCTGAACAACTCCGAGCGGTATTATCAGCCCATGAACCAGCAGATGGAGCAAATGCTGATGATGCAGGCCGCCCAGGCTGCGCAGGGCCAGCAGCAGGCGCAACCGAGCGACCCGAACGCCGCATTCTTGCAGGCCGAGCAAATGAAGATGTCGGCGCGCGTTATGGCTGATCAGCAAAAGACACAACTTGATTACCAGAAGGCGCTGATGCAGGACGATCGCGAGCGGGATAAGATGACGCAAGACCTTGCCATCGAGGCCGCCAAGATCTTCGCGAATACCGGCGTGCGGTTGAACGAGCAGCAAATCCGGGCCCAGCAGGCAATGACGCCGATGCCTATGGGGCAACCGATGATGCCGCAGCCGGGGATGATGCCGAATGCTTGACGTTCGCCAGCGGGCCACCCAAGCGCGGCAGCTTGAGGGCTACGAGCCGTTCAAGGAAATCTGCGCCGAAATCCGCGAGGAAGCGGTGCAATTGTTTTTGAACCCGGCTTCTGATATAGATTCAATTGCTCGGGCGCATGAGGCGGTCCGGGCAGTGGAAACGTTCATGGCGGCCATTCAGACGCGCATCGACGCCGAGAAGGTCGCGGATAAAAAGGCTCAGCACCGTGGAAGCGACTGAACAAATGGAAGCGGCGGTCAATTCGCTGCTGATTGTGGACGAACCATCCGAACCGGATGAGGCACCGCAGGAATACTCTGCGACCGACCCGGAATTGGAAGCGCAAGAGACTGAAGCGCAGGAAGACGACGCCGAGGCTGAGTATTCCGAAGATGTCGAAGCCGATGACGAAGAAGAATCACGGGAACAAGCGCCTTCGAAATACACCGTCGTGTCTGACGGCAAGGAAATCGAGGTAACGCTGGACGACCTGAAACGTTCATTCTCCGGTCAGGCTTACATCCAGAAGGGCATGCAGGAAGCAGCCGAGGCTCGCAAGGCCGCGGCGGAAATCTTCCAAACCCTTCAAGCCGAGCAATCTAAATTCATGCAAGTGGTTCAGACGATCCAGGAGCATGGGTTTAAGGCACCGCCGCAAGCGCCTGACATCGCCATGATGGACAAAGACCCGATTGGCTACATGCAGGCGGAAGCGCGATACCGCAAGGACGCTGCCGAGTATCAGACACAGCAACAGCAAATCCAGCAAACGGCGGCAGCACACCGCCAGATGCAGGACAGGGCAATGGCTGAGTTTGTGGCGGAGCAGGGTAAAGTCTTGCAGTCGCGCATTCCCGAGTTTGCCGACGCGAGCAAGGCCCGCGAGATTACGGGCAAGATCCGCAACACGGCATCCGAGGCTTACGGTTTTACCGACCAGGAACTGAGTGGCATCGTTGATGCCCGTCAGGTACTGGCGCTGCACGACGCGATGAAATGGCGTGAATTGCAGGCCGCACGGACCAAAAAGGCACCCGAAGCGCCCAAGTCAATCAAGCCGGTCATGCGCCGTACTGAGCCGCAGCAGATTGTTCGGAAAAAGCAGATCGACGCAGCACGGAAGAGCGGTGGCAAGCCTGAGGCTTTCATCGATCTTCTGTTCAAGCAATGAACCCTTAAAGGAGTCTGGTCATGGCGCAGCCAACCAACACCCTGGACAGCTACGACGTTCGTGGCATCCGCGAAGACCTTCAGGATATCATTTATGATATTTCGCCGGAGGAAACGCCCTTTTACACCAAAAGCGCGAAGGCCAAGGCGACCAACACGCTGCACGAATGGCAGACCGACGCCCTGCGTTCGTCCGCTGACAACGCGCACATCGAAGGCGGCGACACCGCCCCGGAAGCGCGTGCAGTCACGACAAGGCTCGGGAACTATTCACAAATCTTCAAAAACGCCGTTGCCATCCCCGGCACCGACGATGGCCTGAACAAAGCCGGTCGCGCACGCGAAATGGCCTACCAGGTTCTGAAGATCGCCAAAGAGCAGAAGCTGGACATCGAGAAAGCCCTGTTCGCGAACCAAGCCCGCTCGGCTGGTTCTTCGGTTGCACCGCGCCGCCTGGCTGGTGTGCCCGCTTGGCTGACCACGAACACCAACTTCCAATCCGGCAACGGCGGCGCAGACCCGACCGGCGACGGCACGAACGCCCGCACCGACGACGGCACCCCGACGGCCTTCGACCAAACCAAATTCGACAGCGTCATGCAGGCGATTTGGCAGTCGGGCGGCAAGCCGGACACTGTTTATCTGTCGTCTTTCCAGATGAACAAAGCCCTGACCTTCACCGGCAACAACAACCAGCGCTCGAACGTGACCGCTGAGTCCGAGAAGGTCATCAAGCACATGTCCGTCTATGTGACGCCGTGGGGAACCGTGGAATTCATGCCGACGCGTGAAAACCGCAGCCGCGACGTGTTCGTGATGCAGGACGATATGTGGGGAATTGGCGTTCTGCGCGCGACCCGCAATACCGAACTTGCAAAAACGGGCGACAGCGAAAAGCGCCAGATCATCACCGAACTGACCCTCATTTGTAAGAATGAGAAAAGCAGCGGTGGAATTTTTGACTCAACTGTCGCTTAAGGAGCAAACCCAATGGCTTCCGAATACAAACCCAACCTTGGCGTGATTGCGATCACTGCCGCCACCACGCTTGATGATGACGCCTACGCTGGGCGCACCATCAACCTGAACTCCGCAACCGGCCGGATCGTTACCCTGCCGGCCGCCACGGGTTCGGGCGCCACCTACACGATCTTCGTGGGCACCACCGTGTCCTCGGGCTCGCACGTCATCCGTGTGGCTTCGGCCTCCGACGTGATCCAGGGCGCCGTGTCGATCTCGACCGACATCGCAGGCGTGACTTGCCCGACCGCTGCCGACAGCGACACCATCACCATGAGCGGCTCCACCACCGGTGGCGTGCGCGGGTCGATGGTCGAACTGCAGGACGTGGCTTCCGGCATCTGGATGGTTCGCGGCTCGCTGGTTTCGACCGGCGCCGAAGCGACCCCGTTCTCGGCCGCGGTGTCCTAATAATGGCGGGGGCGGTCAAAAGCCGCCCCCAACACCATAGGAATATGATATGACGCAGGTATGGGTAAAAACCAACCAAGGTGATATACTCCGCCTCGGCGATGCGCAGAAGGCGTGCAAGGCAGACGAGGAACTGACGTATGAAGTTATCGGAACAAATGACGGTCGAGGACGGGACGCTGCACATTCAGCAGACGCACGACTTCACCCCGATAGCGGAAAAGTCGAAGGCCCTGCAGTCGGCGGAAGCCTGGAACATGGGCGAGAGCCGGCTGGTGGCGAACATCCCGATGAAGATGTGGTCGGAGTGGGCGAAAAAGCACGGCGTCCGCGTGGACGACCACGGCGCGATGCGGGAAGTCGTGCATAAGGAATTGATGGACCCGGATAACGCACATTTCCGGGTGTGGAATGGAAACCTCGGCCGCTTCCAGGCCAAGTAAGGATCAAAGAAAATGGCGACGATTATCCCTACTACGGTCGAGCAGCAAATTCAGGCGGCGGCGTATCGCTGGACGGATTACAGCACGGCCGACACCTCTGTTCCGGTGAAGGTGCAGAACATGCAGGGCCTGGCCGGATCCGTGCAGGTCACTGGCACGTTCGGCGGTGCTACGATCACGCTGCAGGTGTCGAACGACGGCACGAACTATGTCACGCTGAAGGATGGTATTGGCAATGACATTACGTTTTCGGCGGCTGGTATGCGTGAGTTTTCGACGGCTGCGCTGTATCTGAAGCCCACATCCACGGGCGGAACTGCCGATAACGTCGTTGTGACCGTCATCCTGCGGGGTTGATCTGATGCATATGCCGCTCGGCCTCTTAAATCTGAGACGCAGGGCCGGCGCGCTGTTGAGCTACGTCCTGTTTATCCCCTCCGGATCTGACAGCTTGATTACGGCGGATAGCCTCATCTTCAAAGCCAGGGAGTAAACCGACATGGCCGACTACAATTCAGCATACACCGGCGCGCAGATCGACGCGAACCTCGCCCTAGCCGCCACAGCCGTGCAGGACGCTGATCTGGCAACCGTGGCGACGACCGGCGCATACAGCGACCTCACCGGCAAGCCGACCCTCGGCACCGCAGCCGCTGCGGCCACGGGGGACTTCGCCACGGCAGCGCAGGGCGCACTTGCTGACACCGCCGTCCAGCCCGCAGCCATCGCCAAGATGGTCGTCAGCGACACCACAGGCATCACCGGGGCCGACGCCATCACCAACGTGGTGAGCCTGACGCAAGCCGAATACGACGCCCTGACCCCTGACGCTGACACGCTCTATGTGGTGATCTGATGAAGATCGGGACAAGCACAGTCACGGCCATCTACCTCGGCACGACTTCCATCGTCAGCGCGTATCTCGGGGCCACGCAGGTCTTCGGGGGTGCTTCCGCATTCACGCCGCTGGACCTGTTCTCCGGTGGCTCCCAAGGCATCTGGCTCGACCCCAGCGACCTCAGCACCATGTTCTCAGACCGCGCTGGCACGACGCCCGTGACGACGCCTGGAACTGTCGTGGGGCTGCGGCTGGATAAGTCGAAGGGGCTGACGCTGGGGGCGGAACTTGTCACGAATGGGGATTTCTCTGGTGGGACGACGGGGTGGACTTCGTGGCAAACCGGCACCCTGTCTATAGATACCGGGCGGCTGAAGGTTGAGAACGGCGCGGCAACGATTTCTGGCGGATACCAGATTGTCACCGTGGTCGTGGGTAAGGTCTATCAATTTGAGGGCATAAAGGAAGCAGGCACGGCAAGCGGACCTCGGTATTACCTTGGCACTTCAATAGGCGGGACGCAGTATTCATCGAACGCCGCTGCAAGCACCAAATTTACCGCAACGTCCACCACACTTGTGGTCACGGCCTCGACGCAAACCACGACACTCGGCGCAACAGCCTTCTTCGACAACATCAGCGTCCGCGAACTCCCCGGCAACCACGCAGTCGCCCCAACCGACGCCGCGCGCCCGACGTATGGGGTGGAGCCGAAAGGGGGCAGGCGGAATCTGCTGCTGGCGACGGATACTCTGTCAACGCAAAGCCTCACCGTGACGGCAGTGGCACACACGCTGGCATTCACCGGCACCGGCACGGTAACGCTGTCTGGCGCATCCATTGCCGGGCCGCTGATTGGTACAGGAGCAAGCGACCGGGTCAGCCTGACATTCACCCCCACGGCGGCAAGCCTGACGCTTACTGTGGTGGGTAGCGTGACGCTGGGGCAGCTTGAGTTGGGTTCTTCGGCGACGGCGTATCAGAAGGTTGTCACTGCATACAATGTAACCGAATCCGGCGTCGCCACGACACACTACGTCCAGTTCGACGGCAGCGATGACAGCATGTCCACGGCGGCGATCAACTTCACGGCGACGGACAAGATGAGCGTGTTTGCGGGGGTGCGGAAGTTGTCGGATGCGGCGACGGGCGTCGTTGTCGAGTTGAGCGCAACGGTTGCCTCAAACAACGGATCGTTCCTTCTTGCCGCCCCAGATGGTGCGACTGCCACCTTTGGCTTCGACAGCAAGGGGACAACGCAGGTTGATGCGGTCGCGTCCAGCCTGACCGCGCCAATATCAAGGATTGTCACGGGCCTTGCCGACATTGCAGGCGATAGGGCAACCATCCGCATTGACGGCGTGCAGGCAGATCAGGACACGGGCGACCAAGGGACCGGAAACTTCGGCAACTACCCCTTGTTCATCGGTCGCCGCAACAACGCCACGCTCCCCTTCAATGGCCGGGACTTCGGAATAATCGTCGTCGGCAAAGCCGCATCCGCCGGGGAAATTACCGACACCGAAACATGGCTGGCAGCCAGAACATCCGGGGTGACATTGTGACCGACTACACCAGCGCAGTCCTAATCCTGCCCGCAGCCTATCGTGACGCCGGCAACGACCTATCCGCCGAAATGGGCTGGCAACCCGTGGGGGCTGACCCCGGCACCTACTCCATCCCGTTGATGACCGGCGATACGCTCACGCACTGGGGCTGTCGGGCTGACGTGACGCAGAACTTCATCGGCATGGTCGAGAACCCAGCGCCGGAGGTGCAGCCGCTTGTGGATGTGCTGGTGTATGATTGGCGGGTGACGGGTGATCCGCATCAGCATTTCATGGACGTGATTGCGGCCAACGGGCTTGTGGTGCAGCAAAATCTTATTGAGTGAAAGCTTGCAGGGGCTGGTTGATTTCTATGGAATGTGGCGCATTCGGTTAGCACTCGACCAAAACGAAACCTAAGTTCCGGCGCCCCTGCGTTGACCTTATTACATACCCGTGTCGGGGTATGCAACATGGTTTTCCTCGTAGTACGCGTCCGCGATAATGGCGCCGATCATTTCCGTCACCGTGCTTCCAGGCGGGACTTGCGCTTCCAGCCAACGACGCACCTCCGGCGGCAGGGAACGCAGCAAATTGGCTATGTTGTTCCCGGCAGCTGCTTCAAGCAACCCATCGGCTTTGGCGGCGCTAATGTAATTGTAAACCGTGGATGGCTTTACTCCCAAACGATCAGAGATGACTTCTGTGGCGTAGCCATCGTTGCGCAGCTTGGCAGCGCGCTGAATCATTTCGGTCATGTTATTCCTCTTCATGCTCGTGCTCCATCGGGCTGCGTTTATTGTTTGGGACCGGATCCACGGCTTTGCGTTCGAGGAACCTGACGTGGGCTTCCAGGGACGCGATCCTGTCGATGGCTTCTGTGGCCACGTCGGCCAAATGCGGCCAGTTCATGATCGGGCCGTGGGCTAGGACGGCGAGGTGGCCGAGGCGGTCTTTGATGTCAGTCATCACGCGCCCCCTTTCGTGGCGGGCGTTAACATGACCGCAGCCTCATGTTCGCTTTTCGGCGTTTCGTTAACATGAGCGGGCTGCACGGCGGGAAGGGCGCGGACCTCAGCCTCGACATCACAGCAATAGGTCCACTCTTGTAGGAGATGCATTACCGCATCCCGGCTTACTGCGTCACTCACGGCTCTCTCCCTTCAGACAAAAGTGGGCGAGGACTTCTACAGCTTCCGCGCTGTCGCAGTTACAAGCTGGGTCGCGCAGCCCACGGTCTTTGAAGCCGGGATGGCAGCGGCATCGAACCAAGTCGCGCAGTTCATCGATGGCTTGCTCAATGCTCAGGTCACTCATGGCGTCTCTCCCTTCAGCGCGGCGCGTGCGTCAATCGCGGCTTCGTATGCCAAACACGCCGCCCACGGCTCTCTTGAAAGGCAGTTGGCAAAGTCGCTCAGTTCCATGCCCGCTGCGTCCAATGCCACTGCGGCATCAGCCAGTTTCGCCCGCAGCCGGTCACGCTCTGCCTCTGCATTCTCGGCGCGGCACAGGGCCACATGGTTGTCAGTCACGCAGCGCAGCAACCCGTCCCGCTCTGCGGTCAGGGCTTCGATGCGAGCGGCGGCTTCAGCCATATCAACTTCGGCGTGCGTGGGGGCTTCATGAGCATCCACTTCCCGCAGCCGCTTCACCAGATCATCACTCATTTCCCCGCCTTCCATTGCTCAATCATCCGCAGCACGGCTTGCAGATCACCGTGGTTCATGTGCGCAATCTCCCGCACGATCTCCCACCGCAGTGCGTCGTTTTGGGCGCGCATGTGCTTCAGCAGCGGGCCGGGTGTGTCTGGCTCCATGTCAGTCATCGTCATGCTCCCGGTCGCGCTTGTCATCGTGTCCTTGATCATCGCCGTTCAGCGCCTCCCGCAGGTGATCCCGCTCGGCGCGCAATGTCAAAATTCGATCTGCGGCGAGGCTTAAAATTTGCTTGTCCTCCATCGTTCCCTTGGTGATTAACCACAGCGCAATCTCATCATCACTCATCGTCATGCTCCCGGTCGCGTTTGTCGTGATCCTCGCCATGGTCCTCGTCGTGGTCCTCGTCGTGATCTCCTTCGTCATCGCCTCGATCTTCGTCATCGTCTCGTCCGTCGTCGTCATGATGCTCTTCCCGGTCATCGTCGTCGTCTCCGTGGTCAGGTTTGGGATCGGGCTTGGGTGGCTCTGGTTTCGGGTCAGGTTTCGGCGGCTCTGGCTTAGGCTCCGGCGCAGGCGGCTCAGGAGCGGGCGCTGGGCCGGGGTCTGGCTTCGGCTGCACATTGTCACCGATTAGCAAGGAAAGCCCGCCACCGCCGCCCTGAGAGCATTCTGGGGG